TCGATGTCCTTGGCAACGACCTGGCGGTTTATACGCTCGTTGATGACGGCCTCCTGCTGGGCGCGGATGAAACGTTTTTCGGCTTCCGTCTGCTCCTGCTGGGCACGGTGGATCATCAGCGGGAACGAGGCCACACACTCGAAACGCATCGCACCGCCCTTGTCCTTGTAAAGCAACCGTACGCTGCTCATGTCATAGGGATCGTACTGGACATAGAACTTCTTGTAGGTATTACGCCGGCGCCATTCCAGGTCAGGCTCACCGGGAGCGGAGAAAACCTCGTAAGGGTATTTCTTTCCCTGTACCGTGATCTCGATACCGCTGGCGGTGAACAGCGACGGTTTATCGGTTGTGTACCAGAACATCTCCACCATATCAGGAACGCTGACCGGATCGGTGCCCTCGTTCACGCTGGTATTGTACATCTCAATACGGGGGATGCCAGTGGCCGGGTGCTTCATTGAGTTCCACTGCTCACGGGCGGCGGCATACTGTTCCTTCAGTTCCTCCAATGTGGGAAGGGAGTCGATGTTCGCGTTGATGAATTCCAGATTCGGACGGCTTGTTTCTCTCTTTGCCGTAATATTCTGCCCGGTGAAACCGAAACGTTTCTTCAATACCTGGCTCTGGAAGCGGTAGAAAATGTTCTCAATCGTCTTAGATTCGCCATTATACGGAGCTGTCGGGCGGTGGATACGGCTGATCTTCGAGAAAAGACCCAGCGCCGCGTTCTTCTTATGACCGCCCTGGTTGTCGCACACGATCTCGTAGGGTTTGTGCCGGCTCGTTTGGATAGCCATGCGGAAAGCATGGTACTGGGCGATATAGTCCTCATTATCGCTGATGTAATAGCCAAGAAGCACTTCGCTGTAAGCGTCCACCACCTCGTACACGCTTGTAGTGCACTTGTTCCCGTTCTCATCACGATAGTAGAGGTTCAGCTTCGTGCCGTCGCCATACCAGAGGCTGTCACGGCGGCCCGGAAGGATGGTGCGGTGTTTGCGGTCATAACGCTGGTGCGCCTTCATTTCCCCATAAACGGCATCGTACCACAGAGGTTCGACACGCGGGCTGCTGAACCATTCGCGGAGGCTGCGGGGACTCTTCAGGGGCTTCCAGCCACGTTCCGGAGCGACACGGTTGTACTCCTCGAAGATCTCCATATCAGTATAAACCGGAACACGGCTGCGTTTCAATGCAACAAGGTAACGCCCGCCGTCCTCCTCGATCTTCAGCGTGTTGCTGTTGCCGTACTTGCCGCTCACAAGCACACCGTAGTTGTCGGGACGGAACTTGCTTATCAGGGCTTTCAACCGGCCCACACTGCCCGGGAGGCTGTGCCCGTACACCGGACGCCACTCCTCACTCGTGACAAGCAGAAGCTCCCAAAGGTTACGGCGGAAACCGGTCAGCTTGTTATTGGATGAACTCAAGCGTTTGAACTCTTCCATCAGCGCGTTCAGCACCGAAGCGTTCCAGGTGTATTCCTTCTTCACATCCTCGGGAAGGGCGACCAGCTCACCGTTCTTGTCGTAACGGTACTCCTCAAAAAAGCGCTCGGCCTTCTCGTCTTTCTTCACTATGTTACGGATCATTTCTTCTCGCATCTGTTTCTCGGGCTCGCCATGGCGCTCAACCCAACGTTTCTTGTATTTCTCGGGAAGGGAAGAATAGGAATACAGGGCTACATTGCCCTCGCCACCGCCACGGTTGATACTTTCGATGTTACCGCGACGGACATTTTGGTATAAAGTTATATACTTCATCACCGGATTATCTCCTGAAGTAAGCTCTTCACAGGTTACACACAGTATATTATTATAGTATTCCATTTTCCGTTCTGTTATCAGTCCTCCAAATCATTCAAAGGGACATGCCTCTTCAACAGCCGTACTGAAGCCCCAAAGTTCAGTACAACAAAAAGCGCCCAAAGCAAATTGTCTTCACTCACAGAAAATATCAGACAGAAATTCAGACAGAAGTAAAGTACACAAAGGCGCTGCTTCCAGTTCAAGTGTATAAACCAGCGCAGCTGGTCACCGAACAATGCCATCAACTCACTTTTCATCGCTTTCCTTCTTTTCAGGGTTACCACCTACCTTGGTTCCACCGCGCTCGATGGCGAGCTTGCGGATGGAACGGGCCAACTTGCTGTTCTTGCGGAATGCAAGGGAGTGGGAGACCATTTCCCGGGAACAACCCAGCAAACCGGCTATTTTACCCACCTCACTGTATTCTACCACTATTCGTTCTTTCATAATTCGCTGATAAGTTAAATTATTGTAGCGGGCAGTCGCGGACTCGAACCACGGACCATGGCCTCTCCCTTGCGGGAGTTTGGCGTGTTCTACCAACTGAACTAACTGCCCCGGAAATCTATCGGAGTTCTTGTATGGCATCCTCCGGAACACATATCACAGTCCAAACCTGGCCATCTTTCATATAATCGACATTATATTCACGACCGAAAGTACAAATGTTATAGTCCCAGTCGCGGATTACACCATCAATGACTTCACCGTTCCTCTTGGTGATTCTCACACTTTGTCCCTTTTTAAATTTTGCTTCCATTATATCTTCGTTTTAAGTATATCAATATCAATTACATCCAACACGTTAGATGTTCTTAGGCTATTCACGATAAGGGTGGCTAATACTATACTGTTTTCTGCCATCCACCTCTTTGCTTGCCTGACAGCCACTTCCTTGCTGTACCCATCCGGAATAAAAGCCCCCAGATCATTATAACTCCGATCTGTCAATTCAAAATAATACCGTTTCATAACCTTCTATTTTTCTTCTTTTTATATTTCTCATTGTCACCTCAAGCCTTTTTTGTAGCTTTGGGGCGGTGTTCACACTTTGAACACGCTGCAAATATAAGGATAAAATTTTAACCTAAAAACAAATATGGGAGATATTTTGACCATAAAAGATAAAATTCTTGCCTTTTTAAAAGAGAAGGATATAAAAAAAGTAGATTTCTTTGAGGCTACTGGAATACAATCCAGCAACTTCAAGGGAAAAAATATGGCATCACAGCCTGGCGGAGATATGATAGTTAAAGTTTTAACCCTATATCCGGATTTATCTGCTGAATGGCTAATGAGAGGGGAGGGGAATATGCTTAAATCCAATAATACAGATGTCTCCCAAAATTCATATACTATACACCAAGAAATAAGCCAAGACAATAAGCAAGAAATCGAAAAATACAATGCCCCCCCTGAAATTGTGGATAAACTTCTCTCTACAATAAAAGAACAGGCAGAGGAAATAGGGATGCTCAAACAGACAATTACACAACTTAAACAGGACAAGTCGGGGCGTGTTTCAGATGCGGGGAGTTCAACACTTGCAGGTGCCGGATAAAACGAGTTTTATGGGGTGAAGGGGGTAAAAAGTAACAAAACACTGATTTTTAGAGATATGAATTAAAATATAGGGGAGTAAATAAATATTATCAATGTATTATTTGCCCCCTCAAATAGTTTAAAAACAAGCAAAAACAAGTCCTATCTATATTGTATAGATAGACAAATCGCTAAAAAAATAATCCGAAAATGTAAACCCAAGTGTAAACCCTATTAAAACGTTTCGTTTTTGTAATGGAGAAAATGTAAACCCAAGTTGTAAACCCAAGTGTAAACCCTTTCAATTTTTCCGACTGTTCAAACCGTTCAAAGTAAGTAGCAGCCTCCCATTGATGTACTATTACCGACACGAATACAAAAAAAAGCCGCAAAAAGCGGCTTTATAGACGTTCTAAGGCTGTTTCAGCCCTTTCTGGTGCATGTTATCAAGCGAGACTGAATAATCATTGCACGTTTCGTGTATTTGGCAATGTCATCAACCAGTCCAGCATGTAAAAGACTATTCTTGGTGATCCCGACCTGTTTCTCCGTTAGAGTTTCAAAAATGGCCGATATACTACCAAAATAGATGTTCTTTTTCTCAAAAATCAAATGTACATGGATAACTTTACTCATAATATACGGTATTTATTTCATTGCAAATATACCAAATATCATCTATATGGAATAATTTAGATAAAATAAAAAGGAAAAGCGCACCATGCACTCCCCCACTCCACTTGTATAAACCGATCCGTTTGACTATCTTTGTATATGAGGAAAAAGTAAACCATGGAGAGCAATCGACGACAACACTCCGAAATCTCCCCTATCCCACCTTCAATGTAAAGCATTTCATTTGAACGGCGTTCAAACGAGGCTCAAATGTAAGCCCAATGTAAAGCGATGTAAACGCTTCGTTTTTGCAGCCCATTCTCCCCTACTCCACCCTAACACTTTGAAAACCAAAGCAATCATTCATTTTCAGACCGACCACATATTGACACGCTTCGTTTTTCCCCCCTTAAATGGAAGCTTTTCTGCCCCTTCAAAATGTCTTCTCCTTCAGCTAATATACCCAAAGAGGCTGTAGGTGCCAGATTAACCTTCCGCAGAGCCGGGAGTTCAAAGTAGGCTGCGGCAAATCCCTGTTTCATGGTCATTACATGATCCCATTTACCTCCAAGTAATGAGTTATATCCTTTTGTGATTACTTCCAGACTGTCATAACAAGCTTTAGTCATTTTCTCCAATTCTGCGGTAGTTGCCCTTTGCTGAATAGAGTACCAACGATTTCTCTGTCCGTTGAGAATCATACGATTCAACAGTTCACATCCTTTGACCGGATAATATAATGATTGATAATAACATGCCTTCTTATCTTCCGGCAAAGCTTTCAGAATTTTCTCTGCCATATTCCCTATCCGACGATATTCAGCCAGACGAGTATCCACTTCACGATAATTGGCAAGTGAGAAATCAGTATCTGTATTCCGTTCTCTTCCGTGTTTGTCGGTAGCCCACTGGTAACCCCATCCCATAAACTCCGGTTTACGTGCAAAGGCCAGTTTATAGAAAGAGTTTATTACATCCTGATATTCATTGCGATAATCGTTGCCTAACATGCCACACAACCATTCGGTACGATAATCTGCCGCTCTTTCAAAGTTGAATGAATCAATATCAAAAGCCATCGTCAGGAAGTAATCAACAGCAAATTCACATGATTTGATGTCTCCGGCATTGAGCAGCCAGATACGGTCGGCTGTCAAGTCGTATGCTTTACGTAGTTCTTCATACATTAATGTGGGTGAAGTTGTGTTCATCCAAAGATGATCATGAGGTTTACCCAGATAAGAAGAATGATAATATACTCCCGAACGTCCGGAACGTTTCTGCTCTTTCGGACTGCTCAAACGTTTCATATATCCATAATTATCATCCGGCCAGATAATAGTCACATCATCCGGAAGTTCCAATCCCTGATCGTATACATCGAGCACTTCTTTATAAGGAGTAAAGGCTTGAGGAATATTTTCCGCACGCTTGCCGATTGCATCCACCAACATTTGCCTTTGTGCCATCAAAGCTTCCTGAAGCATTTCCTTTCTATCGCTCATATTATTGCTTGCATTCATTGCCCGGTCGTGCAACCCACGCAAAGCCAAAGTATATACATTTTCAAATGGAGCACATTCATCTACACGTGATTTCAACACTTTGTTGACTCCATCCTTATTATTGATATAGTCCCATTCACCCATTTTATCACGCTTCCACTCACTTGCCGTATTAAACAATAACGGTTCACAATGGGAAGACCCCATGACAATAGCAAAACTATCCGCTACCAGGCGATTTTCAGGAATACGGTGGAATGCCATGGATGCGTCATGCATAGCCGGACAAAGATAATTAGCCTGAAGGCGTAACAGCAGTTCACACACTTTTGCATACGTTCTCGGTCCGAAGTTTCCACGTTCTTTTTCAAAATTGCGTTTCGACCAACGATAAAGCCCCCAGTCCTCATCGTTGATAAATACTCCTCTGAACTTGACAGACGGTGTTTTAGAAATGAACTTATCAACTTTTACACTAACTTGTTTTTGCTGTTTGATTGGAGCGTCTGCCCACCAATACCAAGGAGATACTCCTATTGCCTTTGATATGGAAAGAAGTCCGTAAGCAGTACCACGTCTGTCACTTCCAGCTACGACAATTGCTTTCTTGATGCCCGGAACGGGATTGTTGACCACCTCTATCATATAACGTTCCCAACTTCCGGCAATGGCAGCTGTATCTATTTTATTTTTCGATGCCAAAACATCAATCCATCCGCTTTCTCCTATAGTACCGGCAATAATCGCATACCGCGCAGATACTTTTCCGGGCTTGCTTTCCTCCATTTTCAACTCTTGCCCCGTCACACGACGAACATCATCCACAAAAAGAGAAGCACTCTTACGTACTACAGTTGCATCTTTTCCGTCAAAGCAAATAACTGCATTCGTTGATGAAGAAACAATAGGAAAACTATTTTTTCCGATTCCTTTGTCGAGTAAAACTTGTGCTTTTGCCGAAATCAGGCTACAACAAAATAAGCCCAGCAATAAAATTTTATTTTTCATATACACATTAGATTGACTATTAATAACGCAAAGTAAGGCAAAAAGCAATTAAACGGATAAAAGAAACCGACCTATAAATAGCAGAATATGTTCAAAAAGGCCGTCAGATATAGTTGGATAAGTATCATTGGATATATATATGACCAATATGGTGGGTATATATGTCCAGCACGGTGAGTATATATATTCAGCATGGTGGATATATATATACACGACATTGTGCATATATACCCATCAAAGCTTTAGTTTGTTCGCTGTCAGCAGCAAACAAAGCGGTAGACAATATTTCTCCTATTGCCCCATTAGTTGTAACTACAGATATCTGTCGGGCACCTTCCACCAATTTCCCATCTTGAGGAGAAACAATGTGCCGACGTTCAGAAGAGTCATTACCGGAGGTTGTAAGACACTCATTATGAAGAAGTATATTATTGACGTTCCATCCCGTTCCTACCGGATGATTACCTAATGCAAGGACAGAACTGTTTCCCATATTTATCAATGCATTTTCTATCACGCACTCATTCAATATGCTTTTAATTGTTTCCAAAGCATACCCCTTGAGAAAACCGGATAAGTTGGCAGCAACTCCCGGTCGTGAAAAATAGATACTATGATGTTCAGCTGATAAATGGACCGATTGTATCGTGGTCTGATTGTAATTTTCTGAATGGACTGTAATATCAAAACACCCCAGAGTCTTCTCATTATATTCCAGACATAAATCAATCATTGAATAGAGTTCTTCGCTAAGAACGACCGGAGAAACAAAAGCTGTCCGGTTGACATAAGCCAATTCACTGGCCGGATCATAAAAGTTCGCCATCTTTTCCAACCGGCACAATGCATCATAAATACGATTGACCACAAGCAACAATTCTCCTTCCGTTTTCTTGCTATATAGGATAATATCCACCCGTGTATGCATAGAAAGAAACCAGGCATAAAGCAGTCCACTGCCTTCATGGGACGGCTTATACATATGTTGAATAGGGACTTGCATCGTATAGCAGGACAAATTAGGCACGGATTACCCAAATTACACGATTGCTATTTCATTAGAACAACCGTGAAATTCGCGCAATCCGTGCCTGAATAAAAAGTCATAAAGAATTTTGACGTATCTCCCACAATAATATGGAATACGCCTTACTTCAGTTCTTTAATTTTCACGTTCTTGAACCATACTTCGTCTCCGTGATCCTGAAGAAGTATATTTCCTTCCTCCGGATTTCCGAAATTAGGCCAGTTTTTATATTTACTGTATGCTACCAATGCATTCCACATATCATTG